CCGCTGGTATGTGTGGATGAACTTAAAATAAAAACTGGCATAGGCTTATACAACACTTTGACCAAGAACGAGGACTTTGAGATTATTGCAGGCAAAGTATGGATCTATGAGCCAGGTATTTATACAGCTCTTTATCAAGGCGGATTTGGGACACTTCCAGAGGATTTGGCAGACGATATTATGGCTTTGACTGCATGGCAGTACGAGAATAGAGGAAAGAAGATGAATGCAGACAGACAAGGCTTAATTAGCCAATATCCAAATTGGGATGGACTTAATTATCATCAGTATAAAAAGGTGAATATCTAATGGGTGACGGCATTTTCTTTAAAAATCAGAATGCGGCTTTTGATAAATTATTCAAAGATTTGGATAAGTATGCAAAAGAAGTTATAGCTGAATTGGATGCCGAAATGGGTGCAGGACTTGAGGATATGGCTAGAGAAGCCAAAAGATTAGCTCCAGTTTCACCAGAAGGTGGAAGTTTAAGAGGAACAATAAATGTAGAAAAAGAAAAGCCATTATCATATAATTTAAAAGCAAATGCAAGATATGCTGCATATGTAGAATTTGGAACTGGACCATACGCACAAGGTTATGTTCCTAGTTTAGATCCAGAATGGCAAGAATATGCAATTACTTTTAAAAAATCAACACCTGGTCACACAAGACAACAACCATTTTTTTATCCATCTGTAAGAAGGGTATTTCCATTGATGATAGAAAAGATGAAAAAAGTAATTGAGAAATAATGAAGGATTGCTCAAATAGCGTTAGAACAATATATGTCAATGCCTTAAATGGCTATATTTCTTACAATAGTAAAGATGTACCAGTTTATGGGCAAGATCCATTTAGGACATTGCCACAGAATTATGTAATTATTTCTAGCATAACTGAGCAAGCTAGCAATACAAATGATTCATTTGGCAATATAGTTAGTGTAGATATAGATATATTTAGTGAACAATATAGAGTAAACGATTTGTCAGTTGTAGATAATATAGCAGGGCAGATTTTAAATATTCTTATACCAGATACTAAAATAGATGGGTTTTCAGATTCTGACTTTATTGTTTACCCTATGTCTAGAACAAATTCATTATATTTACCTTTGTATAAGGGCGACAATTATGTTGCTCGTAAAATAATAACAATCAATAATTTAGTAAACCAAAAATAAACAAACAATGGCAAAAATTCAAGGTTCTACACAGAGTGTAGATATTGATGTAACCGGAGCAGCAACTGATTGGGATTCTCTAATCTGCCTTCGTACATCTTCAGTAAACGGAACAGTTGATTCAACTGTTGAGCAAACTAACTGCGGTACATTTACTTCAGTTGGTAAGCCAACAATGTCAATTGATTTTGACGCAATCTGCGAAACAGCTCCAACAGCTGGTACGCAAATTTCTTACAGTGCAATGTTGACAGCATTCAAAAACAACACTGAAATTTCTGTAAGAGTACAAAACCCAGTAGTTTCTGGTTCATCAGCAGGTGCTGCTTATTACCATGAATTTCAAGGGTATGTAACAGCTTTGACACTTAACCAATCTACAACTGAGTTTATCAATTTTTCTGGCACAATTCAATCAAACGGAACTATTGAAATTGCTCCTTAATACTAAAAAATGAATTATACTACTATAACTATAAATGGTGAAACCATTGGCCTTAAATTTGGCATGGCATCATTTAGATACTTGGAAAATAAATTTGTTGAAGGTAAATCTTTTAGTAACGAACAAATAAATGAAATAGGAATTGCTAATATTATTTATAGCGGTTACTATAACAATTGTTTAGTAAAAGATGAAGAACAAAAATATTCTTTTGAATATTTTGTTGATTGGGTAGAAGCAAATTTAAAAAATGTAGAATCAGTTTCTGAAATGGGCAGAATTGTTGAATTTTGGTCTAGCAATGATTTTATCAAAAATGATTTAAACAAAGAAGACGCAAAAAAAAAGAATTCTCGTGGGAAGAAATAGAAACATATGCATTTGGCCAATTGGGTTTAATGCCTAAGCAATTCTTTGAAATAAGCCCTAGGCATTTTTCTCTAATGATAAAGGGCTTTGAAGATAAAAAAATTGATTCATACAGACAGACTAGATTACTAATGTTTACTATGGTAAGACTTATGGCAGATCCTAAATCTGCACCTAAGACTCCAGAACAAATGTGGTCTCTGCCAGGTGATGAGGATACAACTAAAATTGACGAAGAAGAATATAGAGAAATTTTTAAAAGATTGGCTAAATGAGTAATGCATCTTTAGATATAAACATAAAGGCCAATGCCGACCAGGTACTTTCTGCTATAAAAAAAGTTCAAGGCAATTTAGATGTATTAAAAGAAAAAATAAATTCACTTCCAGAAGGAGATAAAAAATTAGGTGCATTATCTAGACAATTTACACGTTTATCAGTCACACAAAAAAAATTAGTTGATGATTTTGATAAATTAAGTAATGTAGTCCCACAAGCCAATACAAAACTTGAAAAAGTTGGGAACTCAAGTAAAAGCGCAAGAACTGCTCTTACAAGTTTATCATTAACTGTACAAGATTTACCATTTGGTTTTTTAGGTGTTCAAAACAATTTACCTGGTGTAATTCAAGGTTTTGGTAATTTGACTGCTACTACTAATGGAAAAGTTTTACCAGCTTTAAAAGAAATTGGTAAAAGTTTGCTTGGCCCTGCAGGTATATTTTTAGCATTTAGTGCAGTTACATCTGCTATAACAATAGCAGTACAAAAATATGGAAGTTTAGGAAATGCAATTGATGCTTTATTTGGAAAACAAAATGCATTATCGCAAGAATATGCTAAAGTCAATAAAAGCTATCAAGATTTTATAGACAATCAAGGTACTGTAAATGAAGTTATAGATAAAGCAAACACAGCAAATAGCGGTCAGATTATTGTTATACAAGCATTGACTAAAAAAGCAACTGATTTAACTATTTCGCAAAAAGAGCAAAAAAATGCTTTATTGCAATTGCAGGAAATAAGTGGTGATTATTATGGTGGCTTAAAAACTGGTGCAGATAATATTAAGGCTATTGAAGAGGCAACAAAAAATTATATACAAGTATTACAAGCCAAAACCAATATTCAACAATTTGCAAATAAAGTATCTGATTTAGATTTTCAAATTGAACAACAAAATAGATACAATCAGTCTTTAAAAAACAGCAAAGATAGTTTAACTGCTGCTGCTACATCAAATTTTAAAAATGCAATAGCACAACAAAAATTAGGTTATTCAACATTTTATTCTGTTGGTGCGCTTAAAGAATCAACCACTCAATTTAATCAAAATGAATCTGCTTTAAAAAAATTAAATGGTGACAAAAAAATATATACTGATTTAATACAAAAAGAAATTGATGGATTAAATAAGGTAGTAAAAATAACAGAAAAAGAAACTAAAGCTAAAAAAGATTTAAGTAAAGCAAATGCAGATTTATTTGAGGAAAGAAAAAAATTAGTTGAGTTTGCTGTACCTATGGGGGGGCCTTTTGCTGGTGATGAATTTGAATCATTTAGAAAAAGATTACAACAGCAAGCTGAAATTTATAGAGAAAGAAAAAAACAAGAGCAGAATTTAGGAAAATTAACATATGGATTTATAGATGATTTTACAGAAAATCTAAAATCAGCAACTGGTCCTAAAATCGAAGATGTTATTTTCAACGTAGATAGAATGAAAGCAATTTCTGCTGAATACCAAAAATTAGTTAGGCAGAGATTTGAAAATATAAAAAATATTATAGAGACAACATTAGCACAACCTTTAAATTATATATTTGATACAATAATAGAAGGTGGAAAAATTAGTTGGAAGGAATTAGGAAATATTGTTGTTGAACAATTAAAAAGAATTGCAATACAAATTGCAACAACTGCTGCAGCTGTTGCAATAGCTGATTTGTTGACTGGGGGTGGGTATAGTGCTAGTGTAAAATTATTTAATAAAGCTACTAACTTGGTAAATCAAAAGGAGTCTGGCTTAGGAGTCCCATTACCTGGAATAGCTAATTTTGGAAATATTCGTGGTGGAGGAATGTCCGGACAAGTAGTATTTGTACAAAGAGGTTCAGATCTTGTAGGGGTATTAAATAGAACTAACGCAACAATTAATAGAGTTGGCTAGAGCAGAAAAATATAGAATACAATTTATATCCTTAGACAATCATTATTGTACTTTGGAGTTCCACTTTGAAGGATTCACTGGATCATACACTAACCTTGTGGCTGGTCCTAGACCATTTGTGCTGCAAGAGTTTAATAGTGATGAGGACTTGTTTAAGCCAATCAGACCGCAGCTTGCTACGATGGATATTTTGGCTAGCTCAAGCGGCGTTACAATGGACGACTTTTTGGTAGATAAGGACAGCGATGTCCTTGTTATATTTAGATATGGAAATGATAGTGCAGCTTATTGGCATGGCTTTTTAGACCAAAGCGATTTTACTGAAACTTGGATTGATACCAACCATGTGCTGACACTAAGAGCAACAGAGGGTCTTGGTCAATTGCAGAATTTTAATTTGACAAATAATGGCGCAGAGATTACTGCAAAGACTACACCATTAGACTTTCTTAAATATGCTACACAGAAAACAGCATTAGGCTGGACGAAGCATTATATTTTTAATAATCTGTTTCATCAAAGCATGACAGATTCTTTAAATAATACTCCATTAGATCAGTGTAAAATAGATCCTAAAACATTTCAGATACAATCAACAGAATATGAAGATTGCTATACTGTAATTAATAAGGTTAATAGGGCATTTAACCAGACCATGTTTCAGTACAACTCGAACTGGTGGTTAATGCGTCAAGAGGAATTATATATTCCTGCAACAGACAATTTAAGGGGTTACGAACAAAGTGGAGCAACCCGAACAGCTATACAAACGAGATATGATATTGAGGTTGGTGTCAACGAAGATGTAAAGCCAATATCTCCAGAGATGTTGCGTTTTATTAAGCGCAAGACTAAAAAAGATGAGGTAGAGCTTGACTATCAAAAATTTCCAGAAATTGTAAAGAACGGCACTTTTGCTAGAGGTAGTTTAATTGGTACCACATCTACACTTAAGCAATACAACGTAGATACTTGGTTATATCAACAAGGAGATGGCCTTGATTTGCAAAATGGCAACACGCCATCAAGCGGAACCGTAACTCGAAATGAGATTTATGAGAGCAGCACTGGACCGCTGATTGCAAACTTTGTAAGAATACCTACAACGACTGGAAGCCCAGTCAACGATTTTTTTAGATGGATTGCATCTGATCCGGTATATGTGTTTACAAATGACAAAATCAGTGTGCAATTTGACCATAAGTATTTAATTCAAACAGCTGCTCCAACTCTATCTAGAGCTGGATTAGTATTTATTGCATCTATATATTTAGAAGGTGCAGCTAATAATTACTTTTTAAAAGAGAATGGTGAGTGGGAATTGGCCTCAACTGTGCTTGCACAAGAAAGATTTATCAAGGCTAACTACTTAACTAGCTCAGCTGACTATCCTACCAATTGGAATACATATTCAGTAGACAGTGACCCTATACCTGACAATGGGAATATTTATGTTTATCTTTTGGCAGATCCTGCATATGATACAACAAACCAAGATTCCATGTTTAGGAATTTTCAGTTTGACTACTCTACAAGATTTAATACATTATCGGCAGAGCCACTTAGTGGCCTTAAGACATATTTTGAAAAGTCAGGAGATTTACTACAAACATTAGAGCAAGATATTTACCTTACTGATGGATTTAGCAAACATTATAGAGGCACTATATTTGAGTCAGATGGCGCAACATTGACAGACGCTGACTGGTATAGGTATAGATACAATACAGAAGGATTCTCTTTTATGAAGCAAAATAACATTGCTTACTGGGAGAATAATAGATTTAATAGGAATAAGATAGATGCCAATTTTTATGGCATTATGCATAATATTGGTCAATCGCCATATCCTGACCGCATTGGTCTTCATAACACAATTAGATTTGTAGATGATGACCCTGATAAGGTTTATGCAATCTTGAATTTAAAAGAGATTGACTTTGCGGCTGGCACATGGAGTGCAACACTCTTAGAGGTTTGGGATGAGGCTAAAGACGGAGGAGATGTAGAAGAAAAGACCTTTGATGCAGATGTCACTACTGGTACTTACAACACACCACAATATGTGCCTTGGACTGGGGTAAGTTTAGCTGACTTTACAATTGCTGGAGGCTACCAAATCACTTACAACGGTATAATAAGCCTCAATGTGCCAATTGTCATTAGCCTAGCTGGTAATATCAATACAACCAGTCCGGCACCGCTTCCTCCCGTTACCACAACTTTTACGGTGAAGAAAAATGCTACAACCATAAAAACACAGACCTACCCAGTCAGTGCAAATCCGCAAGCATTTACCTTTAATTTGTCTCCAGCTGGTAATATTACAATAGACCCAGGTGATGTCTTTACAATCACTGTAAGCTCAAATATCACACAAATTCAGTATACTAGCGGAGGATTTACAATTGACTATACTTATCCAGGTACCTTGACTTACGATCCATATACAGAAAAATATATATATAACTCATAATGGCAGAAGTAGTTACATCAGAAGGTTTAGTTTTGGCGTTTACCGATGGTAGCGGAAATGTTTACCCATTTGCTTGTACCAAAAATGCCTCAATAAGTATTAGTAGGGATTTCCTAGAATTAGCCCCAAGGACCAATAATGTCTATAGAAAATATATAACCGCTAGGTCTGGTTTTACCATATCAGGCAGCGGTCTAATAAAAATGGTAGAGAGCAGTATGCTTCCTATCACTTTTTTCGATAGTTTTATAGAGGGATCTGACACTGAATTTGTAGGGTATTTAGACATGATTGATGCGTCAGGGAATTACAAAGTTTATAAGTTTAGCTGCTTTATTCAGAGTTTGAACTTATCTAGCGCAACTGGACAAAATGGGTCTTACGATTTTAGCTTACAAGGTAACGGCCCAATCACTGAAATTTCTACCGTCGACTCATACGTAGTCAGCTCAGGCAAGATCACAGCGCGCGACACAGCCACATTTAAGCTGGTTGCAGTGGGCATAGAGGGCAAGTGGTACTACAACTATACAGTGACCAATGAAGGCGGTGGAGTTTTCTCTATAACTATTGGTACATCCTTTAATGGTAAGACAGTTAAGGCTGCATATATTTCAATATAATGATGTAATTTTAAAAACAAATGGAAGCGAATTTCTGGTTAGTTTTAGGCATACAAACGGTAGCATTCGGGCTAGGTGCCATCCGCATTTACACGGATATGAAAATAAAGCTCAGAGAGCATGATCTCAGGCTTAAAACCTTAGAGAAGAAAGAAGATGAGACTGTCGTGCAATTTAAAGAAATCATGCAAGCTCTGAATGAAATAAAATTACAATTAAAAGATAAAGCTGATAAACAATGATAGGTGAACATAATATGGCTCCGATAAAGAAGGGTGACACATATGTGATCACTTATGCTTTTTATGAGGACGAATGCGAAGATACGCCGCTGGATGTAAGCACATACAGCTTCAAATTGCAAGCTAAAAACAGTGCTGGAACCACAATGATAGAGTGGCTCAATGCTGACTTTGCGGTGATAAATAATTATACGAGAAAAGTTACGTTAAGCCCAGCAACTACTGCTGGCTATACTGCTGGAGAGTTTGTGTATGAATTAGAGGTGACTATATCCAGCAATAAATATACTTGGATGCAAGGTTATATAGAAGTACAAAACCAAGTTACATCGTGATTGTAGTAAAAATAGCATATAGTTATACAACGCCAGTTATTAAGGTTACCTATGATGTGACTGAGGTAAATGTGTCTGGAGGTGATCCTAGTCCAATTTATGTGAATTTGGACTATAATGCATCTGGTGCAGCTACGCTTCTGACCTCTGTTGGCCTCACAATGCCAACTGGCTTTAGTGTAGCGAACTCGCCTCTTGTACAAAGCGGCACTCTTGCGGTCTCGTTTGCTGCTGGATATAGTTTACCCACCGATGCGGAACAAGCGGAGTGGGACACGGCATACGATAGGAGCTTGACTGCGGCATCCGTTAGCGGTACGACAACCAAGACACTTACCCTAACCAAGCAAGACGGCTCTACATTACAAGCGTCATGGAGCGACTACGACACCGCACCCGTGACAAGTGTGTTCGGAAGAACGGGCGATGTGGTAGCAACCGAAGGGGACTATAACCTCGGACAACTTGGCGATGTCACAATCACTTCACCTAGCAACAACCAAGTGCTTAAGTACAACGGTACGGCATGGGTGAACGGTACGGACACGGACACGGGACTTACAAGTGTTGGATTAACTATGCCAGCCGCTTTTACGGTTAGCAATTCCCCTCTCACTAGCAACGGCACTCTTGCCGTTACGGCGGCTGGTACTGGAGCGCAATACATAAAGGGCGATGGCACGCTTGCCACTTTCCCCACAACAATTGATCAAGCTCTCACGGTAGTGCGTGAGGTGTATAATAGCACGGGTGCAA